GAGTGCTTGTTATCGTCGTAGTCGGCTACATCGCCGTCTATCGCCAATATATGCCCTACTATGGAATCGTCCACAACGTAAGCCAACGAAGCATCGGCAGCACCGAACATGTATTTAAGCAGGTATCCCCAGTACACGCTCTCATGGACGATAACAACGTAGTCTGCGGTAGTCATAGCTGCACCGAAAGCTACTGTGGTGAACGTGCCTGTAGCAGAAGCGTAGTCCGTTACGGCTCTCCACTGTCCGAGAGGTGCAGCGTCGTCCGTAGTGCGGGCAACGAACATATAATAATGAGACGTTGTGAACCTGTCATCGCCCAATCCGAGTAAAGTGGATATCACATGAGCCGTAGTTGACCCGCCCGTAGTGACCGCCCCCGCGAACTCCATGCCGTTACTGGTCGAGAGTGACCTGTCATAGACAGTACGCAGCATCTCGATAACGTTCTGCGTCCCGTCTGAGGCCGTAGTCGTTGCCGTTGCCGACCTTCTGCCTAATATCTGTTCGATTGCATGAGTGATAGAATTGCTCATTTTATACCGCCTTACTTAGAGATAACACGCGCCTGTATGGTTATGTCCTGCGACCCGCCCGATGTGTCAAGTATCCTTAATCCTACGCCGTCCGTCGATTGCAGGATGACTTGCAGGAATGAGAGGTAATCCGCGCCCCAATCGCACACCATGAAAGCCGTCGCTCTGGTAGCTGCGCTCGTGTAGATTGTAGACAACGTAACGTCACCCTCCCACGCTAGGAACATCACCAATAGCTGCGTCCCTGCCGGTGCGAAAACGTCCGTGTAGTCACCTGACGTTAAGGGTACAATATACGAGTAAGTAAACGGGTCTGCTGATGGTTCCGAAAGTAGATAACTTGCCGAAGCTACTAATGCCATGTCTAACTCCTTGAAAAAGATTCTGTGTAATCAGTGGGTATCCGACTGTTTACGGCAATCTTGAACATCTGCACCTTTGACCGCCCGCTGTTCACCCATTGCCCGCCAACGCTGATGCCGTCTGTTATGCGGTTGATGTTGTGGTTGCCCAAAGACTCCAGAGCATAGCCAGTTGCTCCGTCAATCAAGAGTTCCTTGAACCTCTCAGGAACGGTAACAAGGTCGTAGTTCAATGTGTGCTTCTTGCCCCAATCTATCCGTATGTACTCATCTTCTGCCAGTGAACTGTCGTACTCTACACGCAACTCGTTACCGCAATGCACTACGTTATGCCAGTTTCTAGGGTTCGCGGTAGCTATCTCGTATTCCGCACGGTAGAACTTCACCGCATCCTCGAAATACGGCCTTGTGTAAGCATCCCTGCACGTGGTTAGGTCTAGGGTGTTTGTAGCGTCGTCAGGGTCAAGGGAGAAGCCTTTAAAGACCTTTTTACCAAAGCCGACATTCAGAACATCAGCCGTGCTATTGCCGGTTATCGCTGTGCCTGTGACGGAGGTTAAGGAGGAGAACAACATATCCCCATCTTGCTCCAACCCGCCAGCCCAGTAGAACACCTCTGTCTGGGCTGTGCCTCTTATGTCTTTACCCACTACGGTAAGAGTGAAGGCTGTTATAGAATAGTCTGCATCGGTAAACTTGAAAGACACGTTTCTGGCAACGTCAGGGTCTTCGCCAGTAAGCGTTGCAGCGGAGCCAGCCGTCCACGCGCTTATATCCGCAGCATCCACGTAGTAGTCATCGTCAGGCTCCTCATAGAGAAGGAATTTCTCCATAAGACGATTGGGAGACAAGCCGGATATGAAGTCCGAGGATTTCTGCAATGCCCCGATGATACCGCCGTCCGAGTCGAACTTTAGTATCATGTCGGCAGACACAGCCTCGTCCATTAAGTCCTCTCGGACACGTTGCACACCATCAGCTAATATCATTTCAAACCGCCTTTTAGATTCTATTCTTTCTTTTTACGATGGTTTATCTTCCTGCGAGGTTTCTTCTCCTCATCTTCCTTCGGAGGGTCACTGAATGGAAGCTCCTCAGCTTTCCTGCTCCTAGACAGATCGAGAACGCTCCTGCGGTATTCTTTTTCCTCAGCCCTCTCTGCGTCTGCTTTTTCTGATTTGATTGCAGCGTACTCGGCCTTGTGCCTCTTTTCCATATGCCTGACTACTTGGAAGGGAGAGGTGATGTTTGCTTTCCTGCACTTCGGTAGACCCATCTCGTCGTAGTGTGCACGGTTGGGGTCGTCTACGTGCAGCATACACTTCGATTTGCCACGCCAAGGCACGATTTTAGGGTTTACAGTGGTGAATACGAAAGAGCCGTCATCACGCTTTTTTCGCAACTGTGCCATTAACATATTACGATTGACGATGCTCCTCTCACCAGTTTTGTTGTCGAAAACATAAGCGTAGCCCGCCGACTTGAGGCTGGACACTACTATCGGCCCCGTGTTGTCAGAGCCTTTGTCTACTACCTTTTCGTTTTTCCCGGGCTCAGGAGCATCCTTAGCGTTTCTGAGCATTTCTTCGATTAGTTCTTCGTTACTGCGATTGTCCTCCATTGCATACTCCTTTAGTTTATTTGTGCAAGTTCCCGTTTATCGCAAACAGGTTTTTCTCTTAGTTCGTTAGCCATGTTTATCAGTTCGCCTACCGTGTGTAAGGCTTCACCGCGTCCTGTCTTTGGGTCTTTGACACCCCCTATGATTCTGAATTGCTCACGCTTGAACTTCTTTGCTAGTCCGAGGTCTATCCTGAACTCTGCTGGCTTATCGTTTCGTATTACTTCAATGATTTGGTAACGATGCCATCCCTTTGAACCAGGGCTTTGCAGGTTCATCTCACAGAGCTTAAAGCAAGGCTCGTTTTCGTTAATTGCTGATGTGCCTAGAATTAAGTCACTCATTCAGACTCCGTTACCAATAAACCAGTATACTGGTCTGTTTTCCTTGTTATTCCGAGAATGGTTTTATCGGAGAAGAACTTCCAACAGTCAGGAAAGGACTTTATAAAGTCGTTGGTAACTATTATTTCCTCCATAGCACCTCCTTTTTAAATAGGCGGTGTTTCGAGGCACACCGCCAAAGCCCTTTATTCAATTTTAGAGGTCGCCAACCAGAAGTTCTAGCCACTCGACCTGAGCGAAGCCATTAGTAGCTACCGTGCCACCCCAATAGATTATCAGCATGGCAGGGCCTACAATTATAGGTGCAGTCTCAGGCACATATAACAAGCCTAGCTTGCCCCATAGTGCATTAGCGGGAGCACCGTTCATGTCGCCAGTTACAACACTACGCGCCAATTCAACACTCAATGTTGGTGTAGTCATGGCACTAGTATAAGCAGAAGTTGCCGTGCATAATGAAGTGCTCCCAGAGCCTCCAAACATTTGCAGACAAGTCTCTGCTGTGCTAGTTCCATCTCCAGCCTGTGCCGCAGCCTGATCCCACGCTAGTATAATCTCAGCCTCATCAGCATCGGTGACTAAGAGTGGAGTCTGACACTGTACCGAAACTCTCAATGGTAGTATCACTGAGCCTGTAGGAACGCTAATCACGCACTCAGGCTCATCTGCCGTTACGGCAGTACCATTACCCCCACCAACGATGGCGGTGGAGAACGCACCTACGTCAACATGATAGCATCTTCCATCGAAGGCTGCTCTCTGTCTCCAGTCCCCATTTAATTTGTATCTATAAGCCATCTTACTTCCTTCTCGCGGCATACACCGCAGTTGATTTAGGGGGCGGTTTATACGCTACCGCCAAACGTAGTTGCTAAACTATGCCGAGTTCGGCCTTAGTCCACTCAGCCCATGTAGCCTGAGCGTACCCTGTTACCGCCGAAGTTCCACCCCACATGAGAACTACCATAGCTGGCCCCACAATTATGGGGGCTGCTACAGGCTCATAGCGGAGTTCCATTATGATAGGCACAGTCCCGACAGCTGTGGTCTGCTCCATGAAAACGTCTGTTCTCATAAGCTCCATAGCTATTGCAGCAGCGGTCATGTCAGCCGTGACAGCACTTACAGCAGTGCACGTATTGCTACGCGGTGCATCAGTCCTCAAGTTGTAGATAACCTCGGTTGTGGATGTTCCAGAAAGGTCGTGCACCTGCGTCCTGTCAATGCCAAGTATGATGTTTAGGTCATCGTGGTTGGCAAAGCCGTCAGCAGGGATAGTGTTTGCATAGACACTGAGAGGCATCATCACTGACCCCGAAGGGACACTGATTACCAACTCAGGCTCGGCAAGCTCTGGAACTGTGCCTGAACCGCAAGCTATGGCTGTTACTAAGGCTCCTACCTGTACATGGAAACACCGTCCCTCAAGTACGAGAGCCTGCTTCCAAGGGAAACTAACGGTTGAGCCGTCTTTTGCAAACCAAGCCGAGTTTGACTGTCCCTCAGCTACTCTGACAGGGGCAACCGCGCTTCGGCCTGACATTTCGATGTCTTTTAGGGTTGCTAACTGTACATCAGCCATCTTATACCGTCCAGTCCCTATTGGCTTTGATACCAAAGTAGTCAAGTTTGGCATACTGAATTTCCGCAGCTTTTGTCTCTACCATAGCCATGCAAGCCAGATCAGTCGTGAGTGAAACAGCACCAGCAACGGTCTGCTTCAGTACGCCGTCCACGTACCACCTTGCGGTTCCGTTGGGATCAATCTCCAACTTCAGGATGTTGTACTCACCTGAAACCGCGTCAATGCCAGACTCTATATCAGTAGAGTCCGTTTCTCCCGTAGTAGTACCTCCGTTGTAGACCATGTGCCACATCTCATCTTCGGTAAGCTCTGACGAGAAAAGGAATCCGCACAGGTCAGACGCCGTAAGGGTTATAGTTTCGGTGCTTCCGAGCAGGTTCCCGCCTTCAAGAATAGCTGTGTCGTCGTTTACATCGGTAAATCCGAAGTAAAACTGTTTTTCATCAAGGTCAGGAAACTGTACCCTTATCTCGGCGACGAGCGTTCCCATCTTTGCAACATCGAACATCTTTGCGGTTGTCAAGCCTAAAGTATGCTCAGTTTCATTAGTGGTTGTCAGGACTATTACCCCGTTAAGGTTGGGGTCTGTTTCCATGCTAACAGCACCGGAATCAGTATCCTCTTTACCCTGCCCGATAACACGGAATGCGCCACAATTCATGGAATCATCGGCGGTTTCCGCTACCGTCCATTCTTGGCCTGTAAAGTCATCGAATATATTGATTCGACCGTATTCACTTTGCGCCATTTATTTCTCCTTTTAAGAGCTTTAGCTCTAATTTTCTTATACGTTCTACGTATGGTGCGGTCACTTGCCCCTGATGAACAGGATAGCGGGGAACCGCAGCAAGATTCTCTAAACGAATATCCCCCTTGTCTCCGTTCAAAGAATGAACAAGCCACCCTTTAGGGATTATGCCGTGTGCCTCTTGCCAAACCTCACGTCTCTTATTCATGTGTTACCTACGAAGTCGGGGCAGTTGCGTCACTGTAAATTTCAAACAGCCAGTAACCAGCGGTACGCTCACCGTAGGCATACTCGTCGTACTGGTAGATTGAGGTTCCACCACCACCGATGTTCTCACGTCGTACAGCAACGGTTCTGGGCGAACGACCCTGCACCAGTATGATGCCTTCCATAGCGAACACTCCACCCTTAGCATCGTCAGCCGTATCAATGCTGATATTGTCGTCCCTGAACAGGGTGACTCCACCAACCTGACCGATAACGCCTGATTCAAACACACGGGCGGTAAGTCCTTCGGGGATAGCGTAAGCGCCGACACCTGCGGTAATCTCATCCGCTACGTCCTTCTCCTGATATGAGTGGAGAACGCCATAATACGGAGCATTACCCTTGTAGTGCGCTATCTGAGCCTTCGCAGCCGTGAGGTGTCCTGTAGTCAGTGTAGCACCCGCACCGCACAATGAGGTTGTCGCAGCGTCGAGCATTGCCAGCCCATCCTCGTCTTTCTTGCGCTGGATGGCATTCTGCATTTGCCCGCCTATCTGGGCGTAAACTATAGCACTGATTCTCGCAGCCACGCGGTCAGTAATGAACGTCTCAACGCCAATCACAGTAGGGGTGATTGAGAGCAGCGTGTCTGCAAGCTGTTGAGGGTTATCAAGTTCCGTAGTCTCGGTTACAGCAACAGCCGTCAATGCGTCAAGGGTTATCTCGTTCCATGTAAGGCCGATACCTTCGCCAAGGGTTTTCTTATCAACGAGGTTAGGCATTACGCCTTCATATTCCCTCGTTACCATTGCTGAGGAGATTACAGTAGGTAGACTGTCAGCAAGGGAGCCAGTCGTTATGTTTCCAGTGGCCATATTTAGCCTCCTTTAAGGATTCTGTCGTTTATTTGCTTTGCTCGTTTGTGATCGGCAGGCAATATATGTTTCCCCTCAGAGTATTCCTTCTGGAACTGCTCATCAGAAGGGTTCGCCCCGCCGCCACCTATTACTTTTGCTTCGGGAGTATTGACTGGAGGCTTCACTACTATCAAGCCAGCAATCCGTTCGACATCTTCCGGTGTCTTGGGATTAAAGGACTTGATGTTTGCTATCAAGGATTTCCTTAACTCAGGGTCGCCTTCCTTGGCGGTAGCCAGCTTGTCTATCAAGCCACTAATTAGGGTCTCTTGAAGAAGTCTGGCATTTTCCCCCAACTCAGCCTCCTTCCACGCATTGTCTGTCTCTTTCTTGAGAGCGGTATTTAGCCGATCCTCCGCTTGCTTGCGGAGCTTCACCATATCCGCGCCGCCTTCGCCCTTCGCCACGAGGGAATCGTAATCCTCTTGCAGCTTGGAAATCCTGCTATCTCGCTGGCCTAGTTCGTAGCCTGCCAGCTTCAGGTATTTGCCATGAGCGTCTAGGTCTTTTCTGAGCGTGGAGTGTACCTTGTTAGCCTCTGTGTCAATCGCTTCCTTCAGCGTTTGCAGGACGGATTCATCAGGAGCCTTAGTTTCCGCTTGGGAAGCCGTTGCAGTTTCCTGAAGCGGTTGCCCTCCCGTAGTCTCTGGTTGCTGCCCTCCGTCAGTCATAAAAACCTCCTATAAGCCTCTATACGAGGCTATTCTAACCCTTCAAATTCTTCCTTCACGGTCGTATCCCACGTAGGAGCCATGTTCTCGGTTACATTCGATGTCCCTGTGAAGAACTGCTGCATGTTGCCTCTCACATTTAGGGGGTAGTCACGAAGTAAGGCTTGGCATTCGTTCCCGCCATACATAGGAGCCATCCCCTTGTATTTCACCAGCGCAGCATCTCCGGCCTGACTCTGGCATCGCCACACGTCTTTTAACTTGCCGTCTGTTATGGCTTCGTATGCCTCGATTAGAGTATGTTCGGCAGGATTAGGGAGCCTGTTGAAGTCTATGGTTTCGTGGTTCTGTTCTACCCACCATTGATAGAACTCAGGGTTGTCTCTCATGTAGTTCTTCTGACTCCAACCCCAATTACCTTCTACCTTATAATATTCAAGATACGGCTCTTTCAATTCAGGGGTGATAGCACCGTTATCTATCATCTGTAGGACTTCTATTTCCTTACGCACGTTTGCGAAGTCAGGGTGACTCTCCAGATACGCACTCTTTTCCTCCGATGTTTCCAGTTCTTCGTAGGTATCGAAGGTAAATCGCCAATCGTACTGTAGGTGTAGGACTTCCCCGTTTATGTTAGCTAGGGAAGGTATAGCATCGTCGGGAATAGAGTACGCTTCCATAAGTTCTTCGAGTTTTATCAATGCTGCGGGGGATTTCAACGTAGACACTTCTCCCCACAAGAACATCAGCGCATCAACTTCGGGATTGTTCCTGCGATACTCAAACCGCAATTCCTCGTCTAATTCCTTGTAGTCAGCCCACTGATCCCGTGAGTAGAAGAGTAGTTCGCTTAACCCGAATACGCTTGACTCCATCTGTTCGGCACGTACATGACCGTCAATGATGCTCACGAATCTGGCGAATACCTGCATGGTAAACACGTTGCCTTCCTCGTCTACCGCACCAATCAGCCCCTCGCCATAGTTCAGCCTCTCGCCTATATCGTAGGCACTAGGAGTATCTATAACTAGGAAATCACTCAGATGCCTTGCAATGAAGTCGGGGGCAAACCCAGAGAAGAACCCATCCTCTCGGCGTAGGTAGCCCTTCATGTCCTCTATCAACCCCTCGCCGTTTAACAGCCCTTCAAAGTATTCTTCCATCTCACCTGGTAGTAACTCTTTACCCTCAAGGTACTCAACACCAGCCTTAGTGCCATACGGCCCCATAAGCAAAGCCCTGAATATCTCCCATGTATCTTCCGTGTCTAGGGAGAATAATTCCTTACCGGCGGTATCGGTAACACCGCCCTCGGAAATTGCCTCCATAGATTTCAAGAGTCTATTTATCTGCGTACCGCCAACAACGTGATAGCGTACCATCCACTCTCTTAATCCATCCCACTCGTCGTATTGCATTTTCTGATTGAAGCCCGTCCAAAACTCAGAGACGTATTGAATCGGTATAGGATGATTCCAAGGATTAGCTACGTTTGAACCACCTGTTAGAAGATTAAAAAATGGCACGAATGCGGATATATGCCACACCGTTTTATCAGCGATAGCCTCAGTAGCCTCATTCCATGCCCACATACCGGCGATCCACTCCGCTATCCTGAGCATCCGTATCCTTAGCAAGCCTTGCCCGAACTCAGTATTGGCAGCTATGGTCTGGTAAGCACCTGTGCGCCCGTATCTTATAAAGCTAATCTCCCTAACTTTATTAAAGCACTCGAAAGAGAATGTCTGGAACGGAGCGACGGTTCCCATAAACCTAGACCTCAAAAGACCTGGTAAATCCTCTTTGTTATACATGGATTGCGTCTTTGCCCCAACATCCGATGCCCATTGCCACGCCTTGCGTCCAGTGAAACCACGCGCCAACGCATCCTGATAGCCAGCCCATGCCGACATACCAGTAACATTAGACTCAATTAGGCGAGTCAGAAAGTTACCGTAGTAGGTAGCCCTATCTAATATATTTCCCTTGGATAGCAGTACCTCAGATGACTTCTCCAAGTCTTGCATCGAAACACTACCAAATCTTTCGGCCTTGACTTGCCAAGAATATACGTTTTCTTGTATTAATTTCCTAGCAGTAGAATTAACCAGGTACTCAAACCCCCCTATTGCCCTGCGTAACCCCACATGGACAGGAGTTAAGAGGTAAGAGCTAGGCTGTACTGTAAGGTTCCACGCAAAGTTTAATGGGAACACAGCACGGTTTAGCTGCGCTCTCATAAAGTAAGGGAACGCCCACAGTGGCTTGGGTAGTTTCCGTATATACTGCTCTATAGTAGGCAACACACCAGCATAGCATTCTTGTGCCCACCTCTCTAGGATTGCAGCATTACTCTTGAAACCCATAGCCAATAACGCCTGAGCGTGTATCTTGGTATTCTGTAGTATATTAGTGTTAAATATTGCTTTGCTTACAGCGTCTATGTAGTTCTGGGTAATTAAAACAAAGTCCTTCTCTAATTCCCAAGACTCTAAGCCACCAAGTCTTTCCAACTCCTGCGGTATGGTAATTTTCTTAGGAGCCTTCATAAAGTCAAAAGCATAAGGCACTTCCTCAGCACCTTTAGCCCACCCACCAAACTTCGCCCACACACCGGTTTTACGAGCATAAGTCATGTAATCTTCTATATACCCTATCGCATCTTCTCCACGACGCACACGAATCTTGTTTAACATATCCCGCATCTCATCGTAGAATGGCCTTAATCGCATAGCCGTCCCAACAACACGTCTTTGCATATCAGGAGACAGCTTAGAAACGAGAGAACGCATCTCAGCGACTTCCATTAGGTCATCTAATGTCATTGATGCCCTGACCTTATCTATCTTATCGGCAACATCGAACACCTTCGTCCGTACTGATTTGTCAGCATCAACTAATCCAAATTCAGAAACCCTATCCTTGAAATCCTGAGATAAACGTGGCACAAAGTTATCCCTTGCCTGCATCGTTCTTTCAGCAGGCCAATGGACAGACTGCTGAATCTTTCTATCAAATATTCCGCGATCCATCTGCTGAAAGAGATACCTTGGGGGAGAAAGTAACGCACTTGTTCCAGAAACTTCGACGTACATCTCAGGGTTCATAAAGTCAGCCTTGACGTAAATGCCACTCTCCCTGATTAGTGGTGCTATCTTCCCACTCTTGGTTGACCTAGTGGCTATACCAAGCCTATAGGCATCCTCCACTGTTAACTTACCACCTGTGGGTATTCGTCCAATCAAATCATCGTAGAACTCTATATCAGACTTTAATTCTTTCGCAGCAAGCAGAACCATTTTCTTAATCCTGGTTGTTTCCTTGCCAATATCAACCTCAGCACCCTTTATTAATGGCTTGCTCAGGATGCCTTTGCCGTAGCGAGTTAATAAGATATTATTTACCCTATTAGTAGCCTCCTCAGTGGCTTTCCCTGCAAACCGAAGGGTTGCCTCATATTCATTTACGGCTAGTTGCCTTAGCCCCTGCAACTCTTTCATGTTGCCTTTAACAACTTTACCTATTGCCTCTATCTTCATTGCGGAAACGTCCGGCATTTCCCTTACCATAGCATCGATGCACTCGGATAACGGCTTGCCACTTCTTACGGACTTATTTAGGAATGCTGTGGAAGCCCTGTCTACGGCGTTATCGGTAGGTAGGTACAGCTTCTCGTTGATTATCTTCCGCGCCTCGGCTGTGGTGTCAATGACGTAAGGATGCCTTATGTTCCACTGTGGGAACGCATCTCTAGCTGCCATACTAGCGTAAGCCTGACCAACATTGCTTTTCAAGGCATCAAACTCAGCCTGCTCAATAGCGGTCAGGGGCCCCCTCCGTGTCAACTCTTGGATGCGGGCAAGCCTCGTTGTGCCGTCACTGTAGCCGGTGATGTTATGTGCTTCAAGGAAGTTAGTCGCCTCTTGCAGATTACGGGCATAGATGTTGTCGCCATTGCCTATGATGCGATAACCCTTCCCCTTAACCACGAAATCATACCCCATGTTATTAGCTAGAGCAGACGTTTCCTTTATACTGCGTAGTTTAGGAACAGACTTGCTTTCCTTTATGGCAGCATCCATGAAAGGCTTCAGTTCCTCTGCAACCTTAGTTGCGGCATCAACGACATGCTTGACGTTATTGCCCTTGACGCTAGTTGATGCTTTCTGTACCGACGCGGAGATTTCCTTATTGTGGTTCGTGAGGACATTACGCATAATCCTTAGTGCGCTATAGCTAGTTCTACGAATCCCTGCCCGTGACAGCATCCGGTTAAACTGTGCATCCATACTTACGTTAGCAAGCATCTTCATTACTGGTTTGACTACACCCTTGCCAACCTTGAACGGGAAGCTGATACCAAACTTTAAGCCCTTAAAGGCAACAGTCTCAAACGCAACTAGAGGGCCAAGGCTTATCCTAGCAACCCTAGCAGACGTTCCTATAAGCCCGCCCCGTGCCACTACAGGCACTAGCTTCATTGATAGTACCTTGGCACCAGGTATAATCCAATATAGAGGCATACTTAGCTCTAATGGGACGCGATACCATGTAGGAAGTAAATCGTTATACGACTTTTCTACTGCGGAATCTCCGAGGAACCCAAGAATATTATCGGCTGTTGCCGCTTCGTAGGTTCTAATGAATTCATCTAGCTTCGGATACTCGACACCAAACAAGCCACACCCCGTACTTACCATCCTAGCAGATATATAGGATAACCCCTTCGCCCAAACGTCAGTAACACCCTCGAAGAACTCACCTACTGGCTCCAGCACTTCAAGAGCCGTTCCAGAAATGTCTTGCAATACAGGATTCCAATATCCTTCATTGTCTGCCAACCCAAGCGCATCGGCTGCGCCACGCAACGCAGTAGGCCATTGCCATTTGTGCGGATCGCCAAAGAATTTATTTATCTCGTTGTCGTCCAAGCCATAGACTTCACTTAAGAATGTTTCTGTGCTTTCGGTGCGGCCAACCCCTGCTATAATTCCAGTTATCTCCTCTGGATACATAGATAATATTAACGACCACTCAAGGTCTTTAGAAACATCTAGCGCAAAGCTACCATCGCCAACGCCCACATATTTAGGCAAATTGATATTAGAGAGATAGTCTGACCTGATACTACCCAATAGTTCTTGGATGTGCTGTAGCCGTGTCATTTCCTCGTCAAAGGATTCCTTATCGTATACCACTCCCTCTGAAGATATAAAACGAATATCGCTGTCGGTAACACCATACTCTACCGTCCAACCACTAACATCAACCGCACTCTTGATTGTATAGGCCGTGCCAGCCTCGTTAAGCCCAATAACGAACGTGCCGTCGCCTGTAAGTTCGGGGAAATAGAACCGAGCCTCGTCTGCGGTCAATACCTGGTCAATGGAGAAATCACGCTTGCGGAACACTTCGGGGTCAACTATTACCTCGGAATAGATAAAGCCGTCGCCATAGTTCTGTGTTCCGATTTTCTTCCTTATAGTAATAACATGATTGCCGTTCTCGTCCCGCGTGACGACCATAGTGGCATCGCCGTAGTCCGTGTTGAATGAAGATATATCAAAGGAGAATCCAGCCGCTTCCTCTACTGTAATCACATCGCCGTAATGTATCGCACCTGCGTTTATTATGGCATCTAACGATACTGGGATGATATCATTGAATGCGATATGACTTATCAAATCGGGGATGTTCATGTCCATAGCGTTCGTGTCGGTAGCGTCCAGCCATGCCCCGAAGTAAACTTTAAATTGAGCATACTGGTCAGTAGTTACAGTACCACCATATACGCCAGCAAGGTATACGTTTTCCGACATCTTCCATAAGGCATAGTCGGCACGTTTAAATATATCGTTCCAGTATTCCTCCCGGGTGATTAACTGTGCAGGGGACATTAAAGATTCCCACGCCTCTTTGCGCTGTGACACCTTGCCCACGCCCTCACGGACATCAAGCGTGTCCTGTAGAGACATTCCTACCTCGGACTCAAACCTACCGTATTCCCCAAGACGCTGTTCTTCAAGGGACTCATCAAGAGGTATTTCCTCTACGTCGTATCGTTTGCCAGCATCGTCATAATATTTACCAGTCTCGGCATAGACCCTGCGCTCTTTGACTCTCGGCTCCCTGCCAGCACGTTTTAAAGCCGACTGCCTGCGCTCTTCAGCCTTTGCCGATGCTTTGTCAGCCTGAGCCTCGCGCCATTTGTTATAACCGATATGCTCCTGCCCCTTCGGTTCCGCAGCCATAGCCCTCTCGCTGCCTGTTACAGCCCAAGGGGATATAAGCCCACGCCGGATTTGCTCGATGCGCCCACCGGCGTGTCGGGACAGGTCGGGGACAGCGCCCGTTTTACCGCTAAGATACGTTTTTATCTTACTGTCGGCCATTTGCCTCGCCCATTGCCATAGGATACTCTTCTTTCATATTTGAAGTAGGGGGGTTAAGAGGCTGGTCGGGGGGTTTACTACCCGCAAAGCCTTTGGAGGGCATTCCCGTCAATCCTTGCGACGCTTGTACGGGCGCAGGACGGTTTGCCCATATCTTATTGAGGCTGGTGCACAGGTTGTCAACGAGTTGGTCTGCTGTTGGGTTCATCTTTACCTCCAGATACCGCCCGTTCTGCTATCATCTTCAGGTCGGCTTCCATGAGCTTCAATCTTTGGAGAAGCATCTTCCTCTCCCGTCCATTCTTCATGTTGTCGTATTCTTTACAAAGAACCGAGTAGAGTTCAAACAAGTTATGCTCAGGGCGTAATTCTAACGACGCTCTCTTGATACGGTTCTCCCTGACAGTCTTAACATCATCGTATTCCAAGATATGCTCATCAACCCAATCAGAGTCCACGCCAGCCTGTAGAGCAATCTCAGCTTTCTGGAACTTCAGCATATCTCCCTGCGGCTCAACCGAGGTCACAAGGAACTTAACCGAGAATTTACCTTTGAGCTTTTCCAACTCGGCAGAGGTTATCTTCTGATCCGAGTAACCCTTCTCCCCACCGGCGTTAATTTCGAGGTTCATCTTGCAGAATTGCTCAAACATGGAATTAAACAGATGCTTGTAGGCTATCTCCATTGCTTTTCGACGGGGCATTAGAACTTTAGCCATCTGGAACGCCCGCCTGTCCCACAGCGACGTAGGCATTCCGGCGAACTCCTGTCCGCCATAGGCAATCTCAGGAACCGAGTTTTGCTCCACCTCAGCCATGTTATCCCTGTCATAAGAATCAGCAGCAGCCAGCCCCGTAGGTGTGTTGATAAACACCGGCAGGATGTCCTCGTCCTTATTGAGCATATCGGTTACTGAGCCGTCTTTGGGATAACGAGCAAGGGAACTGCCAGGTGTGCCATCAGCCGCTACGGACTTATGCTTTAACGCGGGGACGGCCTCTCTCATTAGGAAGGTAGCCTTGATAGACTTAGACCTGTTCAACTCGTCAAGCTGGTCACGCTGCCCCCAATATATCGAAGCACCAGAGGTCATTAAGGTAGTTCCGATACGAACCTGCGGAACCAACAGAACAGGGCTTATCGCTATCGGAATCTTCTCCATAGACGCAGACCAGTCGATAGTTCCGTTTGGTACAACATCCTTTTCAATGAAAATAATCTGTGTTACCTTGTCGTCTTTGTATCCCCACCAATGAGTCTCGTTGGCCTCATCCTCTTTTATCTCAATCCCATACTCGTCTTTTATCTCGTCTTTGGTCTTGGGGAACCTGAAGGCTACCCACTTGATTCCGTTTTTCCCCTTAGCCCAACATGCGGTTGTAGTTTCGGCAACCTGAATCTTGAACCTAATCTTTTTGTCGATATGCTCGACTATCCCGCACATAATGTCCGTGTCTGTCATTACTGACTCGAAGGAATTATGCTGGTTTATAGGCAACTCCCCATTCTCCTCACGCTCATAGTTAGCCGATGTGTAGACTACATCCCAGAAGTTCTTTAGAAGAGCAATGTCAGTCGGGGTCAGGTTAGAGTCACGCTTGGTAATGTTTATCACAGGATCGGCAGAGGAGAGGATGTTCATGCAGTAGTTCGCCCACGTCTGAGCTTTGTTGGAGGAAACGAAGGTCATGCCAGGGAGAGGCTTGTTTTTAATATCCCCCTCTGTGCCAAGAATCTCGTACTTGGTGGTTTGGAAATACCGCCCAAGGTCATCCTCTATTACCTTGACCCTATTCCTGAACTCGGTAGAATCGAACTTCTTGTCAATCTCTGCGATAAGTTTCTTCATTTATTACTCCTAGAATGGATATAAAACAAAGTCTGAGAACATCAAGGTATAACCACCAGATGATGCGTTCTTCCCATCTATTGCAAATTTTATCTCGTGCCACGATGAGGCCGCTTCTGGAACAGTAACCGTCTCATCAACCTCTGGAAAAGCCGCTACATCGTACAAGTCTTGTTCCCACGCTAAAGTTGAATCAATATATACTTTTGCAATACAAGTATTTGCCCCTGCGAGGACACTAAATCTTAATTTATATTGCCCTGAAGGTATCTTAACTTTATACTTAATCCATGTTTGGTCGGTACTTCCCGTTATAACTGAACCGTATAGGACTAGGCTTTCGCCAGTCCAATCACCCAACTTGGAACTATAAGCCCTGCAAGGAGTGAACACATAGAGGTATTGGTTTTCCTCGTCAGTAGAGACTACTCCAGCCCCCACTCCCATAACATCCCATGCTGCACGAGGGTCGAACCACTTGCCTGTTGATATGTTCATGTAGAACTGAGGCTCACCCTTAGACGGCTCGTACACACGCTCTGCGGTGGCTATGTTGCCTTCATACGCTTTCTTGGTTCTGCGACTTGTTAGCTTCACTCTATCGAATAAATCTTGACCGAACTGCATGGGTATCTTAGCGGAGAACCCGTTGAAGTAGGCTCTTAAATTCGCAAGCACAGCGTTAGCTACGAGGTCAGCCTGGGCGTTCCCCGTCAGCCCTGTGATAAATAGCGTGTCAGCAGACGGTATAGCACTCCATGATTTGTTGTCCCTCGCCCTTCCAGTATAGGTCAGCCCCTCGTTGCTAGGGTTGGTAACCGTGATATCATTAGGAGCGAATATCTCAGAGTAGTCAGATGTGATAAGATACTTATGCTCTGTATCCTCTAATGAGAACCAATGGGTTACATTCTTGGAAGGGATGAACAGATGCACCGTGTCAGTGGTGCCAGACGGCTGTTCGCACCCTGCTTTTAATCTCACGTATGTCATATCGAACAGTCGAGCCAGTACGGTTGCTCTCGTATCCTTGCCCTTCTCGATATAGAAGGTCGGGCCTGGGATAACCACATCGAATATGCCATCATAGTCCGTATCGGATACGACAGTGAATGCCTTGCAATCGCTGAAGCATGGCATGGTTGCTCCCAGAACTGCCTTAACAAGAGTCTCTATCGTGTCAGTCCCGTTAAAGATATAGTTACAGTTAGCTTTGTCCTGCCCGAGCCAGTCTGTCAATCCCAATAAAGTAAGCTCGGTAGCCATGACTCCCTGAGACTCCACGTTCACCTGAGCCTTGACGTAATACGGCGGTTGCGTGTCGTACAGCCTGCCCTTGGTGGTCTGCGCTCCCCAACTTATCAGAGACCGCTTGCCTTTGAAATCAGGCAACATAAGGTCGTGGTTGTTCAGGACTATCTTGGACTTATCATTGATATTACCGTATGGCTGCTCGAAGGTATGTACCGACTTTATCCTATTTCCGCGAATGGTCGTCCACTGTGGGCCGACGTCCGTATTACGACAGGTCTGCATACCTTCCGCGTCATTATTGCAAAAGGTAACATCACCTATCTGAATCTTTATAGCAGTAGCGAGGCTGCCGGAACGCCCCGCCTCTTCCAGTAATGTGTCAACTACCCTCATAATACCTCGTAGGTCATGGAGAATTGAGTTGTTATACTGTCAGTGATACAGATGATGTTGGCTTTAAACACACCGCTAGGAGACGTGGTGGCGGTTGCAGCGTTGTAGTAGTAGTCTCCTGTGGCTTGGTTAGTCATCACGTCCGTAGAGGCAACGAGAATCTTACCAGCAGGGTCTTCCCATTCCAAGAGGGGATAGCCCGTATCGCAGTCCATTACGTCGCCAGCCCTGCTCTTGTTCACGAAGTTTACATACACATGGTCGCCTAATCTCGGTCTTTCCATTATCGTCTCCTGAGCCTTAAAATCGTGCTTCTTCTGTAGACCTTCCGAACGGTCTGGAACATCAGCTTCAGCGGTTTAGCTACAAACCTTGAAAGCCACGAAGCGTAGTGTATGCCCCAACCCATAGCATTAACCCCGTCAAGACCCACAGGAGAGTTCCACTCATCCCAATTGCCCCTCACTATGAATCCTCTGTCGTCAAGACCGATGCGTGTTCCCATGACGATATAAGCCGGGAGGTTGGAAACCCACGCTATAGGAACCAATTGAGAGCAATAAATCCCTACAGTTGCACGTATATCACTGATATTACCGAGGGTTATGCCGAACTCTATGTCCTCTAAATCTTCTCTGGTGAACACGCCCCCGCCAGGTTTAGCCAGAACATCATCGAACTCCCATACGGTAGGCTTGTACCACTTGGTACCATCAGTCCACATAGCATCTTCGTCAGTTGATGTTATCGTCCGTTCCGTCCCGTAAGCGAACACCCCGCCTAGATAGCAGAATGGCTTGGCTGTAGCAGTAACAGAGTACCCGTCTGTGCGATTGAAATGCAATACGAACACCCTGTATTTAACGGTGATCCTGTGAATATCGCCACTGTTAATGGTAGTTTTTACAGTATAGGAGTCTTTCTTCTCGGCAGCGCACCATTGGGTTGCGGTAGTCTCAGAGCTTAAATCATCCTCCACCCACGTTCCAGCGTACTTGGACTTCCCGTCCAAGCCTTCCTTGGTGTTTATAAAGGTGTCCCAGTTTGTTAATTGATTATCAGAGTCAACGGTTGTGACTCCATGAGCCATGCCTGTGTTTTTCTTAGTCGTGTGACCAGTACCGTAATAGTTACCAGTAGCAAACGTCGTATCGGGATACGCGCTCAAAGCAGCACCGCCAGCGGCAGTAATCAGCTTCCCGCCTCCTACCTCTGTCCACACACCAGCCATAAAGGTCATTGGAATGGTGAGGTTGTAGCGGTTATCTTGCTGTCCTGTTAGTTTTATAGAGTTTATCCAGCCTGCATCGGCGGCGTCAGAGTCTTTAGGTGTAAAGAACCACGAGTTGCCAACCCTATAATTAGTAGACAGAAAGGCTTGACTCTCTGAAGGTTTGTATGTAAATGTAGCACCTGTGTTACTATCGACGCTAGTAACCTGAGACACCCTGCGGTTCTGACCGAGATACCAATCACTTAAATTCGGAGTCCTTACAACGTACCCTTTCGCTAACTCCGAGGTAAAGTCTGTTCCAGTACCCGTGATACCCGCTACGCCTGTTTTCCACAGGACGCTCGTGCCGGTCAGATAACCTGCAACAGTAGTAGCTCCTGATAGGAACGGGTCGTCTATCGACCAGCCAAATGAATTAGTAGGGTCGCCATTTACTACCATATCACCCAGAGCATAGACCACAACGCCTGAGTCATCGGGAGCGTCCAGAGAGTTAGCTACGTTCTGCCAATTGGCTGTATTCTTTGGATTGCCAAGCTCGGTGTACGTTCCCGCACCGGCGGGGAGCAAGGGTATCTTGTACGTTCCATATAAAGGCAACTTCTGACCCCATTCTTGAAACAGGAACGAAGCGTTGGCGATAGCGTTCCACGTTGTCCCGCTGTTGGGGCTGGTGAAAGCGTAGCCGGAATACGAGCCTGTACCCTGATACCTTGCGCCAAGTCCAGTAGCCGCCGAGGATAGCACCGCTGCTTTCTCGGACGTGTCCATCTTCAAAGCCGTAGTCACCGTGTACGTGTACTCGTAAGCAACTGCCGAGATAGAAGCGTTCGCTATAACCATTGTCGCTAGAGCCGAGCCTGTGGGCTTGTGGTCAGCGTCCACGTCATAGATTCGGATTGTCGCGTCTCCACAGGTTGCCGCATTGATTATCTTGAAGCAGAAGGTATAGAGGTTATGTGCTGTTGAAGGCGTGAACGATTGAGAAACACGCACAATACCACCCAAGACATACGTAGTATCGTCAGCCTCGCAGTTCCTCTCGAATAAGGTATAACCTAGCATGGAAAGTACGTCCTATTAAATTGAGATTTTATCTGTACCGTTTCGGGTGTAAAGTCTGACAATAGATACCTCTCAGCCGCCAGAAGATGAAACTTGCTCTCGTCCTCGTATTTGTCCGTAGCTTGGTACTTCTCGTCCAACTCGTAAGAGAACGATTTCTTCTGGTCTAAGTAATTATGCAAATCGGAGAACACTTTCACCTTGTTCAGCTTGTGCATGGCGTACACCCGCCCGATCTGCTCGGCTACGTTCTTTATCTTCGGCATCTGTATATGCCAGCCGTGAGCCGTGTAGCCCTGCCTAATCTCGTCCTCTGACGTTCGGTTCCCTCCGACTCTTGCGACTACGTTGTAACCAGCGGTCATCCTTTTAAACTCTTGAGCGTGGTTGTAGGTTGACCTAGACCCAGGCATATACTCCTGATACGCATAGAAAATACCCGTAGCGGGGTCTTGGGCATAGAACATGGCTGCCGGGTTGGCTTTGCCGAAATCATGCCCTACATAGACCAGCCAGTTCTTGGGAATATCGAAGCGGGGGATTATGCAGGCAGCAGGGTCGAACGAGTCGTAAACCAGTCCAGTGGGTCGTATGAACTTCCCCTGACAGAACATGGCGAACTTCCAACTCGGCATTGTAGCTCTGGCCTTCTCGTACTCCTCTTTAGGGAAAGCGGGGTTCATGGTTGAGTCGAACTGCACTAGCTCAAAATCAGGGTCTCCCCTGAGCGCAGCGTCGTAAACCTCGTCTATGAACCAACCGGCATTATAAAGAGTCGTTCCGTATAGAATCCGTCCCTGATGGAGACTCAGCCTTCTAACGATAGCCTCGTGTGAACCTCTCTGAAATTGCATCTGTCCACACTCATCTAGGACAGCCGCTTTAGCTGTAGCAGACTCTATAGACTCAGGATGCGTTGCAGAAGCGAAGATTATCCTGGTTGGGTCTATCGACTTGTCCTTCCCGCCCGGGAGTACGCGACTGAATTGAAACATCTTCTTGGAATCTAAATACTCCCCTAAATGAAATGACTGCTCGAACACGAGCCGAAACTCAGGGAGCAGCTTCAACTCTAACAATGGGAACGTAGCTGTCACTACCAGGTAGTCACCGTTCCCTCGCTCATTGATTTCCCGCCTTAGCCAGTCAGGTTGAAAGCATGTTTTCCCAGAGTTGTGAGTTCTCATGCCGCAGTAAGAGATAATCTCACTATTGCCAATCGTCTCCCAACCCACAACCTTGCCGATACCGATACATTTAATACTTCTAATTGCTATCCAATAGCCACCATCGATATCCTTGTATTTGTCTATATTGGTGTCTGGTAAATCCTCAGCCTGTTTAAACTTATCCGGGTACTTCCACCAATCTAGGAGCGGAAGAAGCATTTTAACAAACTTGCCATTCACAGAAACCCTATAGAAAGGCATGGTGCTTTTCTTCATCATCTCGTGACGTACCGTAGAGATGATACCAAATTTCCACAGAATATATTGCATCTCAATAGATTTCTGTTTGGTAGCTGTGCAGAATCCTATCTCAGCACAGTCAAGCCTCTTATCACCAGTCTCTCTCTTAGTTATCCTTAAATAACCGTCACCATTGAAATACCCACGAAGGAATTTAACAAGAGAGCCTTTGCTAAATTGCGTAACATCTCCAAAGCTATCCTGTGTGATACTCAGTATTTTTAGATACTCGCGCAATGGATTTTTCTGCCCCTGATTAAAAGTAAGATGTAAATCCCAACCCTTACCCTTTGGCTTTGCCTCTGTTTTCATACCAAACGACTGCGCTAGTTGGGATACGTCGTCGATGAAATCACGATTGATATTAGTGAACTTAACGGCTTGCCCATCAGTAAAGCTACCATCAGAAGTCATGTACCCAATTAGCTTTGCGAACGGTTGGTATTGTCCTGAATCTGATCCTGGTTTTAAAAACTGAACATACCCATGACTACGCTTGCTTGCGTCAGCTACAGTCATCCACTTAGCAGGACAACGCACATCCTTCCTGTACCATAATGGATGTTCAGGGGATAACCTAATGCTTATGCCGTTAGCAAATTTTACCTCGTAGATATCTGAGTCAAATTCTACCCTGTTCGATACATTACCGCCAAGTACCGCATCACCATTATGGATATCTTTAACTACAACCACACCGTGTTCTGTATAAACGTACTCATTGGCATCAAGGCATTGGTATCCGGCTGACATAACGATATACCGCTTCTTGGACAGCCAAGCCTTACCCTGCCCTTTGTGCAGGTTTAATATGTACTTCCCATCCTCTATCTCACGGTATTGCTTTACTGCTTGCATATGCTCCTTACTTCTTACGCGGCGGGCATTTCCCAGTACCCCCGCCTGTGCGAGGCCCCTTGCCCCTCGGCCCTGTCCCATCTCTACGTGGCATGCTTACCTCCTTATGTCTAGCTCTGCATTTCTTGCAAAAAAGTTGGGGGCTACCACTCATATACTCTAATAGCCCTCGCGATTGCCGTACCCCCTTGCTTGTGCACTGGCCCCAGCGCTGTGCTGCTGGCTATTTCAAAGCATACTTGGCAGGCTGGGTACCGATGGCGGTGCCGATATCTTGCACTGTGATGCCAGTGATACCAAACTGTACATCATTGGCATTGGGTCCGAGGCTGCCTGCTATCCGCTGTATGCGCTCAAGGTTAGGCATAGCTGGCCCGTCTCTCTGAATGTAAGACTCCAGGTCCCGCCATCCCTGTTCAATGGTCTCAGGCTGTCGCGCCTCATCACGGGCTGCTGCCTGCTGCCTGGGCGTAACATCGGGCGTAACATCGGGCGTAACATCGGGCGTAACATCGGGCGTAACATCGGGCGTAACATCGGGCGTAACATCGGGCGTAACAGGATTGCGGTGTCGCCTCATACGCCCTTTGCTTGCTGCTACTGCTTGCTCTGCGTGCTTGTATGGCATCTATCCCTCCAGTCTTACCTCTACCTCGTGTATCTCTACCTGGCCTTCCAGCCTGATCGTAGACTCGTTCGAGTAGCCGTGGTTGTTTACCAGGTCGAACTGCATGCCTCGTGTGTTGCTAGTCAGGCCACTCACCATTAGCTCCATGCGCTGCATCTCGATCCGCTGCCTTGCGCGTGATACCGTGTTGGCAAACAGGGGCTTCTCGCGCGCTATGATGGAAAGCTCCATGCGTGTAGCATAGCCGAGCCAGTAGCTAAGTCCAGGCACTGTATAAGGGACCTTGCGCCTATCGGCATCCTCAAAGTAATGGTCGATCTCTATTTGCATCTCTTCAGGAGTATTATAGAATGGAGGTCTACCTCCGGCGTGTTTTGGCTTTACTATGTTGGTATCCGTAGTGTCGTCTGTAATCATTTCTATCACCTCATATAATTTGGCTTGTTAAAGCGTTTAGTTGT